GGAGAACCTTTAACACTAGAAGAAAAAAACATTATCTTTAAAAAGTCTAGTAACTTCCAAGACTTAAATGTTCTTGTTGATTTGCTTATAATGAAGTTAAAAGTCAAAAATGATAAAGGTGATTTAATAAAAGCATTTCAACCTGAAGATAAATTTGCTTTAAGAAAAAAAGCAGATTCAAATGTTATAGCTACTGTTGCCAATAAAATCCTTGTAGATACAAACTACGAGGAAGCCGAAAAAAAGTAACTAGCGACCCAGATACGAGGTCGCTGTTAGTCATAGCAGACAGATTACATCTCACAATCCAAGAAGTTTTAGAAATGCCAGTAAGTCATTATAATCTTTGGTTAGCTTACTTGAAAAAAGAACAAGATGAGTATAAAACAAGAACAACACTAGCTGAAGCGAAAAGGTATAAAACATAATGGCAAATCAAAGACTTAATATAGATATAGTCGCAAAAGATAAATCTCAACAAGCATTAGGTAGATTACAAGGTAATTTACAAAAAGTTAAACAATCTGTATTTAATTTAAGAAATGCTTTTATAGGATTAGGTGCTGGTCTAGTTTTAAGAGGATTTTTTAATGCTGGTGTTCAAATAGAAAATCTTGAAGTTCAGTTAAATGCTTTATTTAAGTCAGCAGAAAAAGGTAAAAATGCACTTAAAACTTTAACAGCTTTTGCGGCAACAACACCATTTGAATTATCTAATATTCAACAAGGTGTAACTGCACTTGTTACTGTAAGAAAACAAGCTAAAGAAGCTGGAATATCATTTGAAGAATTATTAACTATTACAGGTAACACAGCAGTTATTCTCGGTGGAGATTTTGCTTTAGCCGCTTTACAAATTCAAAGATCATTTAGTGCTGGTATCTCTAGTGCAGAACTATTTAGAGAACGAGGTGTAAAAGCAATGGCTGGTTTCAAAGAGGGAGTCAGCATTAATGCTAAACAATCAGCAATAGGTTTGAAAAATGCTTTTGGTAAAAATGGAGAATATGGGAAATTAATGCAAGATTTAGCCAAAACTACATTTGGAACTATATCAAACTTAAAAGATGCTTTTTTTATATTTCAAGTAGATGTAGCACAAGGTTTTTTTGGTGCATTAAAAGAAAATTTAGGCGATCTTAAAAAGACAGTAGAAGCAAATAGAAAAGAAATTGCAGAGTTTGGTGCAATGATTGGAGCTGGTTTAAGTTCAGCTATACAATTTACAGCAAAAGCCGCTAAATTATTAAAAGATAATTTAACTCTTATTATTGAAACAGTTAAAATTCTTATAGCATTTAAACTTATAAAATTTTTCTATAATCTTTCAACCGCAATAATGGCGGCACGAGGTTCTATGTTGCTTTTCAACAAAGCAGTTAGAAAAAACTTATTAATAGGTGGTGCGGCACTTTTAATTTCACAATTAGATAAAATTATTAAAAAAATAAAAGAGATTAGAGGAATATCAGATGAAACAAATATTGATACAGAAACACAAAAACCTGTTATAGGCATAAAAAAACAAATACCTGAAGCGACAATGATTGATAAAATAAGGTTTCAATTTGAAGTTTTAATGAAAACAATAGAAGATGGTAACAAAAATAAACTTGAAAAATTTAAAGATAATTTTAAAAAAATAGGAGAAATTATTGGAACTTCAGTTAATGAGGGAATAACTAAAATGTCAAATGGTCTTGCAAGGTCAATAATTTTAGGAGAAAACCTTGCAGAAACATTTAGAAAAATGGCACAAGAATTAGCAGTAAGAGTATTAGGTGCAATTATTGAAATTATAGCAAGAAAAACTGTTGAATTAGCCATTGAGAGGTTAATTACAAAAGAAAAAGTAAAACAAGCTCAATTATCAAGTCAACAATCAATGGGAAGTACATTGTCAAGTGTATTCTCTTTTGCTACTAAATTTTTTGACAAAGGCGGTGCAGTAAGAAAAGGACAACCCGTTGTAGTAGGTGAAAGAGGAGCAGAATTATTTATACCAAATCAAACTGGACAAATTACACAAAGTGCAAGAGGTTTAGGTTCGAGTCCAGTTAATGTTAATTTTAGTATCAATACTATGGACGCAAGAGGATTTGAAGAAATGTTAGTACAAAACAGAGCAACTATATCAAGTATTATTAACCAAGCAGTTAATGAAAGAGGGAGTAAAAATTTAGTATAATGTCAGGAGCTTTCCCAATATCAACCGCAAAATTTGAAACTTTAGGTATAAGATCAATTCAAAAAACAATTATATCTAAATCAGATAGTGGCAAAAAATTAGCAAGACAAATAGATGGACAACGATTTGCTTTTACAGCTAGAATTATTACAGCTAAAAGATCAGATGTTTATGGAGACCTGATGGCTTTTATAATTAAACAAAGATCAGGAAAAGAAAATTTTACAATTATTCCACCTGAAATAGAAGATGCTAGAGGAAATGAAACTGGAAGTGTTTTAGTGAATGGTGTTCACGCAGTTGGAGATACAACAATAGCAATGGACGCTTTTGCTGGTAATGGTGATGGTCGTTTTAAAGCAGGAGATTTTATTAAATTTGCATCACATACAAAAGTTTATATGGTTGTCTCTGATGTAACTTCATCAAGCAATGCTGCAACTGTTACTATTGAACCACCTTTAATAACAGCGTTAGCAGATGACTCAGCAGTTACTTACGACAATGTTCCTTTTACTGTTTTTCTTACAAGCGACATTCAAGAGTTTGGTGTAGTCAATACAGATAATTCTGGCAATCTATTATATCAGTTTGAGTTTGATGTCGAAGAAGCAATCTAAAATTAAATATTGGCTTAATGTTGATATATTGGCAGAAGAAATAATTGATGAAGAAATTGAAGATGCTGATATGTTAAAATTGAAAAATTACGAATATCCAAGTAAAGATGCTAATTACATAGTTTTAGGAAGTATAAAAGTTAAAAGGAGAACAATAGAAGATGCCGAGAACATTAGCAACAGCATTACAAAACGAACTAGCAACAAATAATGTACAACCAGTACATCTTATTACTATTAGTTTCGGTACTCCCGTAAATATAACAGATGCAGCTTTTGACCTAACATCTTCAATATCTGGATCAAGCGTAACTTATTCTGCATCAGATTTTATAATGGGTATTTCTAATTTTACCGAAGAAACTGATATTACAAAACAAACTTTGGATTTGACATTATCAGGAGCAGATCAAGCATTTATATCAACTTGCCTAAATGAAAATGTTGTAAATGATGCAGTAACAATATTCAGAGCTTTTTTAGATGATAGTAATAGTATTATTGATAATCCTTTCATATTATATAAAGGAACAATAGATACATTTCAAATCTTAGAAAAAGATAAAGAGAGTAATGTTGTTCTAAAGATTGTATCTCATTGGGCAGATTTCGAAAAAACAAGTGGTCGTAAAACAAATAATACTTCTCAGCAGAGATTTTTCAGTACAGATGTTGGAATGGATTATTCTTCAGAAACGGTTTTAGACATCAAGTGGGGTAGAACATAATGCCATTTGGAAAAATTTTTAGAACTGTCTCAAAAGTTATTACTGCACCAATAAAAATATTTAGTAAAGCATTTAGTTGGTTACAACCTAAAATAGATATACCTGATTTTAGTGTAGGTGAATTTGATGATTTTGAAAAAGGCGTTTTACTAAATAAACAATCAAATGACGCTGCAATCCCAGTTGTTTATGGAACAAGACTTATTGGCGGAACAAGAGTTTTTTTACAAACATCTGGAACAGATAATGAGTTTTTGTACATGGCTTTAATTTTATCTGAGGGAGAAATAAATGCTATCTCAGAAATTAGAGTAGATGATAAAGTTGTAACATTTGATGGTTCTTTAGCTGATAACACACAAAGAGACGTAGCCAGTTCAGACTCTAATTTTTACAAAGATTCTGTTTCATATATTAGGATAGAACCTCATTTTGGAGCTGATGATCAAAGTGCATCTAGTTTATTATCTACTTTATCAAGTTGGGGATCAAATCATAAATTATCTGGAATTGCATATTTAGCTCTAAGGTTTAAATGGAATCAAGATATATTTGGCACGGTTCCAAAAGTGCAAGCTATAATACAAGGTAGAAAAGTATCAACATTTAACTCAAGTTCTGTTGAAACAACTGGTCAGTTTTCTTCTAACCCTGCGTTTTGTTTATTAGATTATTTAAGAAACGAAAGATTTGGAAAAGGTTTAGCATTAACAGATATTGACATACCAAGTTTTGTTCAAGCAGCTAGTGATTGTGAAACACAAGTAACTCCCTTTTCTGGTGGGAGTGATATTAACGTATTTGATTGCAATGCTGTCGTAGATACATCACTAAAAGTAATTGATAATGTAAGAGAGTTTTTAAAAGGTTGTAGAGGTTATCTTCCTTATACTAGTGGGAAATATAAATTAATTATTGAAAAAACTGGATCGGCATCTGTTACTCTTACTGAAGATGATATTATAGGCGGATTCAATTTACAAAGCGCAGATAAGAATAATAAATATAATAGAGTTATAGTTAGTTATGTAAATCCAGCAAGAAACTATCAAGTTGATGAAGCTCAGTTTCCACCAATAGATGATTCTGGTTTGTCTAGTGCAGATCAACACGCAAATATAAAAAGTGCTGATGGTGGTTTTTTACTTGAAGGTAGATTTGATTTTAAAAATCTAACAAGCACTTATCAAGCAGAAGAAATGGCAGAGGTAATTTTAAGAAGATCAAGAGAAGCATTGAAAATTGATATTAATTGTGGTCTAGAAGCATATCGTTTGGAAATAGCAGATATTGTTGGAGTAACACACGCATCATTAGGTTTTTCTGCAAAAAATTTTAGAGTTATTGGAATGACCTTCAACGAAGATTACACTATTGGTTTATCTTTAGTAGAACATCAAGATTCACATTATACATGGGCATCTAAAACCCAAGTAAGCTCAACGCCAACAACAAATTTACCTAATCCATTTGCAATTCAAGCACCAGCATCTATTACACTTTCCGATGAATTAATAGAATATTCAGATGGTGTTGTTATTACTAGACTTAATATTTTAGTTGGAGCAAGCACAGATCAATTTGTTCAATATTACCAAGTTGAAGCTAAACAAAGCACAGAATCAGATTTTAAAATTCTTGGTAAAGCAACTCAATTAAATTATGAAATGCTTAATGTTGTAGATGGCAAAACTTATGATGTAAGAGTCAAAGCTATAAACGCATTAGGTATATCATCTTCATATATTTCTTCTTCACGAAAAATAGTAGGTGCAACAGATACACCTTCAGATGTTCCAACTTTAGCTGTATCTATGACTGGGTCAGATCAAATGCAGCTTCAATGGACTCCAGTTACAGATTTAGACGTATCTTTTTACACAATTCGTTATCAAGATGTAACAAGTAACGCAAATTGGAACGCATCAACTAATTTAATACAAGTTGCAAGAAGAAAATCAAATAGTGTTACGGTCAATGCAAGAACTGGTGCTTTTTTAATTAAAGCAGTAGATAAATTAGGAAATGAATCAGCAAATGAAACAATAGTTTTTACAAACATTTCAAGTCTTGAACATTTTGAAAACATTTCAACATTAAATGAAGAAGCAGCCGATTCTGTTACTGGACGACAATTTTCTGGAACATTTGATGGTAATGCTGTTGAAGGCATGGATTCATCAGACATTCATATAGCAACTCTCGATACTATTACATTGTTTGATAGCACAGTTGGAAACTTTGATAGTGCAGAGGGTCTTTTCGATTTAGGTGGTACAGATACAACTTCCAATCCTACTAACGCAACTGCAAATATTGAATCTTCAGGTTTTTATATTGGTTCAAATACATTTTCTTTAGATGCTATTTACGATGCAACCTTTCAAGCAACAATAGATATGGTTTCAAATGATTTGTATGATTTATTTGATAGTGGTAGAGGTGCATCTTTATTCGATGATGCAGTAGCACCTTTTGATGGAAACTCGGGAACGAAAGTAAATGCTTTTTTACAAGTAGGAGCTAGTACTACCTCTTTAGATGATATTTCAACTTTTATTGATATTTCTCAACAATCCACCATAAAAGGTAGATTTTTTAAATTTAGATTGAAATTAACAAGTGATGATAATAAAGCTAGACCAGAAGTATCTAAAATGCAGGTAAAATTAGTATTAGAAAAAAGACTTGAAAGTTCTGAAGATATTGTTAGTGGTGCAGGAGCAAAAGCGATCACATTTACAAATGCTTTTTTTGCAACTCCCGCATTAGGAATTGCAGCACAAAATATGGTAAGTGGCGATTATTATGCTATAACAAGTAAATCAAAAACTGGATTTACTATTACTTTTTTCAATAGTTCTAATTCTGCTATCGACAGAACTTTTGATTTTGTAGCAAAAGGACATGGATTGAAATCTAGTAGTTAATGAGATAAAAGGAAGAATAGGAGAAAAAAATTGAGTCAAGTTTCAGATGTATCACTAGCGAATCAAGGATTTAGTGCTTTTAGAACAGAATTAAATAATATTCTTGGAGCATTAAATTCAAATCATATAGGAAGTTCAGCACCATCAAGTATTGCTCAAGGAGTTATTTGGGTAGATAGTTCTGTATCAGGAACACACACTTTAAAATATTATGATGGATCAGATTCTATAACTTTATGTAATATTAACACTTCAGCAAACACAGTTGATTTTATTGATTCATCAGTTTCAACAGAATTAGTTAATGACACATCTCCACAATTAGGTGGAAATTTAGATACCAATTCACAAAACATTTTAATAGACGATGCACATTTTATTGGTGATGAAAATGGTAACGAACAAATTATATTTCAAACCACAGCTTCAGCAGTAAATGAATTAGAAGTTACAAATGCTGCAACGGGCAATGCACCTTCTATTGGAGCAAGTGGAGAAACAAATGTTGATCTAAAAATTTTACCCAAAGGAACTGGTGAAATAGTTATTGGAACTGGATCAGCATCGGCAACTTTAACTACAAATGGAACACACGATTTAGTTTTAGATACTAATAAAGGCACAAACTCAGGTTCAATAACAATAACTGATGGAAGTAATGGAAATATCACCATTGCACCAAATGGTTCAGGAAATATTGTACTTGACGCATTAACTTTTCCAAATGCTGATGGATCAGCTAATCAAGTTTTAAAAACAGACGGTTCAGGTGCTTTATCTTTTACCGATCCTGGCGGTGGAGCTATGAATTTGATTAGTACAACAAATATAAGCGACGCTGCAACAGTTTCTATTACTGGTATGGACAGCACTTATAAGCATTACAAAATGATCCTTACTCAACTACACCCAGCAAATGATGGTGTTGATTTACAAGGCAGAGCAATTGTAGGTGGGTCTGCTCACACGGGTTCTTCTTCATATTTTAGTATAGTAGAGCATTCAAGAACTGGAAATGCTAGTGCTGAATTTGATAATCAAGAATCAAAATCTTTTTGGAACTTTAATCATTCAAGCGAAAATATTGGAAACGCTAATTCAGATTGTGTAAATGTAATTATTGATATATTTAATCCATCAGATACGACTTTTGAAAAACTAATTAGAACAGAAATTAATTACACTCATGCTGCTGTTCATGAGCAGTTTTCAAGAGGATATGGAATCAACACATTAAGATTAACTTCTGCTTTTACTGGAATACAATTTTTCTTTGATAGCGGGAACATTGCGACTGGGACTATAAAATTATACGGATTATCGTAGGAGAAAAAATGAAGAAACAAATTAATAACACTATTATAGACATGACCCCAGCAGAGATTTCTGCAAGAGAAGAACATGAAAGAGAAATGAATGATGCAAAATTTGGAAAAAGATTAGCTGGTTTTAGAATTAAAAGAAATATTTTACTTCAAGAATGTGATTGGACAGATTTACCAAACGCACCATTAACAGATGAAAAAAAACAAGAATGGCTTGATTATAGACAATCGCTTAGAGATGCAACAGAAGGATTAACAACTGTTAATGAAATCAATTCTTACGAGTTTCCAACAAAACCATAATGAATTTTTTAAAATAACCTTAAGTTATAATTATGAAATTATCAGCTAATTTTACATTATCAGAACTTACTAAATCACAAACAGCAGTAAGAAAAGGAATACCAAACAATCCAAACGAAGATCAAATAGATAATCTTAAATTATTATGTCAAAATATTTTACAACCAATCAGATCAGAATTTGAAAAACCTATTTTAGTATCAAGTGGTTTTAGAACTGCTGAATTATGTATTGCTATTGGTAGCAGCATAAATAGCCAACATGCAAAAGGAGAAGCTGCTGATTTTGAAATATGGGGTATGGATAACAAAGAACTTGCATGGTGGATTAAAAACAATCTTGAATATGATCAATTAATACTTGAATTTTATAAAGAAGGTGAACCCAATAGTGGTTGGATTCATTGCTCATACAAATCTTCAGATAGACGTAATTCTAATTTAATTGCTTATAAAGATGAAAATGGTAAAACAAAATATAAACCATTTTAGGAGAAACAATGGCACTAACTAAGAAACAAAAAAAACTTCCGATGGCTTTACAAAAAGCTATTTTGAAGAAACAAAAACAAACCAAAAAAAAGAGGAGAAAATAATGCCTGGACATTACGGTGGCGGAATGATGAAGCCAAAGAAAAAAAAGAAGAAAAAAAGAAAAGGTAAAAAAAGAAAATAATGGTTAAGGTCGCATCAATAAAGAATATTATTAAAGACCTGACACCGAGACAACAAAAGACCATGCGATCTCATGCTAGACACCATAGTCTTAAACACATGAGATCAATGGCAAGATTAATGAGTGGTGCTGGTGGAAGAAGAAAAAGAACATTTGCACAAGCACATACGATTGCAATGAGGAGAGTAGGAAAGTGATTGGATTTACTACATCAACAACTTTAAGAGAAATGATTAATAAATTTTCTATGAAAAAAAGGAGAAGAAGAAGTGGCAAGAAAAAGAAAAAGAAGAAAAGTACCAAAAGATAAAGACTCAGGACTTCCAAAAAAATATTTATCAGGACTTAAAGGTGCAAAAAGATCAAGACGAGCAAGTCTTATCAAATCTGTTTCTTCTATTTATAGATCAGGTGGTTTCATACCAAGAGACCTATTAAGAAGGAGAACAAAAGCATAATGGCATCAAAATTTAGACGACCTCTATCATCTGCTGTAAAATCTACTTTAAGACGTAAAGCAAAAACAAGAAAAAACATTACTTATGGAACTTTAGTAAAAGTATATCGTAGAGGACAAGGTGCTTTTTTAAGTGCAGGTTCTCGCAGAGTTTCAATGGCAGCGTGGAGCATGGGTAGGGTTAATAGTTTTTTAAGAGGGTCAAGAAAACATGATCTTGATTTAAGAAGAAAAAGTCGTAAAAGAAAATAATGAGAACTAAATCACAAAATAACAGAGAAGAAATTATAAAACTTCACGGAGAACTAAAACTTTTAAAAAAGGATATTTCGGTTCTAAGAGATAATCACATTTATCACTTATCACTAAGAGTTGGCAGAACAGAAAAAGTATTATGGAGCTGCACTCTCATAGCAATCACTCATCTTATATTTGCATTGTTGCAATAAATTCTAAAACAACTTATAAGATAATTATGAAGCGAATACTCGTAATTAGTGATTTACATTTTCCTTATTCAAGAGTCGATGCTCTTGATTTTTTAAAAGCAATCAAAAAAGAATACAAACCACAACTTGTAATAAACATAGGTGATGAAATAGATTGTCATGCTTTATCATTTCATGATCACGACCCTGATTTAGCAAGTGCAGGAGATGAGCTTAAAATGGCAAAAGAAAAAATCAAAGAACTTGAAAGCATCTTCCCACAAATGATTTTATTAGATTCAAATCATTCAAGTTTAGTTTATCGTAGAAGCAAAAAATATGGGATACCCAAAGCATATATAAGAGATTATAATGATTTTCTTGGTGTAAGTAATAAATGGAAATGGTTAGATAATTTAACAATCACATTACCTAATAAACAAAGATGTTTATTTACACATGGTATTTCAGCAGATGTCGCAAAAGTTAGCCAAATAAATTCTCAATGTGTAGTGCAAGGACATTTTCATAGTAAGTTTAAAATAGAATATTGGGCAAATAGTGACGGTCTTATGTGGGGTATGCAAGTTGGTTGTTTAATACAACAATCACACATGGCATTTCGATACTCTCGCAACTTCAAAACTAAGTTTATAATGGGTTGTGGTATGGTTATTGATTCACAACCTAAACTAATACCTTGTGTTCTTGATAAAAAGGGATTATGGATAAAAAGATTGGTATGACCGATAAAAAATACCCTTTAAATGGCAAAATTAAGCGTTTTAAGCGTGGTTCAGCACTAGATAAGCAAATAGGTGGGGAACATTACAAGAACGCAAAAATAGACGTTATAGAGCTAATTTTAGCACATAAATTAGATTTCATAGACGGAAATATTGTAAAATATGCAGTAAGAAAAAAAAACTTTGAATCTGATAGAGAGAGATATGAAAAAATCAAGCATTATGCAGAACTGGCATTAGAATTAAAATGTGGATCAATGCAATAAAATTAGCAGCACAAGCTGGAAGCCATATTTATAAAAAAAGGCAACAAACTAAAATGCTTATGGCAGACGCACAAATGCGTCATGCTGAAAAAATGGCAAATGGTGAAGCTGAATATCAAGGTAAATTATTAGAAGCTAGACAATCAGATTGGAAAGATGAATTTGTTTTAATTATACTTACTATACCAATTTTAGTTTTAGCTTGGGCAGTTATAAGCGATGATCCTGAAGCAATGGATAAAGTAAAACTCTTTTTTGAATATTTTTCCACACTTCCGACATGGTTCACTAATTTATGGATTCTTGTTGTAGCTAGTATTTTTGGTATCAAAGGAACACAGATATTCCGTAATGGAAAAAAGTAATTATATATTAGATAAATTGTGTTAATAATGAAATATGAAAGAATACATAATTTGCGAGACAGATTTTTTTATAGAGAGTCCTAACGAAGAAGTAGGAAGAATTATATCTTTAATATATATGGACATATTTTCTACTTTTGAGGAGAGCAAAAAACATATTGAACAATTTGAATCTCATGGTTTAAAAGTTGTAGATTATGAGGTAAAGTTTCGACCATTAAAAAGTCATGAAGATTCAGACCACACAAAATTTACTAAGCACTAAATATATTTTTTTAAAATAAACAAAGCTATCAACCACATAAGGGAAAAAGACATTGCTTGTTGCAAATCCCATACAACGTCATTATCTAAATACATTAAAATATTAATACCAATAACAGAACTAAAATAAAGCATGATATGATCCAACATTTGTATTGATTATAAATATTCGATATTTTTTTCAATATTTTATTTGTATTCAATGGGTATCCAAAAATAATCATTTATCCCTACCTTGTAGTTGTAGCTCTCTTTTAAGCTCACTTTGAAGCAAAGTAATCTCAGTATTTTTATTATAATAATCTGTCTTGGCTTGTAGATAAAGTTTATCAGCATTTATATTTTTTGATTTTTGTTGCAGCCATCTTGGATCAGTAATAATTAAGTTTTCTAATTCTTTAACAGTTGCTTTCATATTTGTTTTTTTTATTTCAAAATATAAACTGGCTTGAAGTGTTTTCATATTCTTTTCTTCTTCCAATAATATTCCGTAATAATGATTCATCAAATCACTTTTTTTATTCAAATCAGATATGAGGTTTCTTGTGTTAAAATATAAATAATCTTCTTTGTGTTTCATGTTATATCCTAGAAATCTAGATCATCATCAAGTTCATGTATTTTTTTATGATCTTGATAATTAACTGGTTGAGAATTTTCTGGTGCTGCTGGTTGAGCTTCTGTCATTTGTGTTGGTGTGTATTGTGGCATTGATTGAGATATTGGTTTCATGCCGTCAAAACTTCTTTTGTAATTATTTTTCACAAAATAATATATGAATTTTCTTTGCTTTGTGGCATTTCCATACTTTGGCATCTCATCACTTTCAACATCAACAGAACCAAGTTTAAGTTCACAACCTTGATTAAATTTTTCTTGAACGTGTTTTTCATTTAACCAATTACCAAATTGACTTATAAAATATTTTTTTTTGGTAAAAGTATCTCTATATGAAGTTTTGCTTGATGCTTGATATTCAAACTTTGGTGGCTTTTTACCAGTTTCGTTTAAATATACTTCTAAACCTATAAAAGGTTCTTTTTTGTTATTGTACATTTGCTCTCCTTTTCGCTAGTTGTTTTTTCCATTCTTTTGTTCTACTTGCAAAATCAGCTTCAATTTTATCCAAGTATTGACAAGCTCTGAATGCTTTTAGATATTTATTACTTATTTTAAAATATCTAATTTCAACATCTTTACTTGGTTCTTTTGGCACATTTATTATTGCAAGTTTTGATATTTTCATATTTGTTGAATCCTCAAATAATTTTTTGTAGGTATGTTCTTGTATAACATAATCAACATAATAATCTTTTGAAGTTTTGAAATCCATCAAAGCATATAATGGTTTGTCATTCTCTGTCCAAGTATCTTTAGTTACAACTAAATCGCAAGTTCCTGCACTATCAAGCTGTTTTGAATAGATTGTCTTTTCAGATTCAATAACTTTAAAAGATTGTTTGTCCCAAAACATTTTAAATTTTTCAAACATTGTTTTAAGAGGTTCTGTTTGTGGTGTAACTACTTCTTTACCAGTTATATAATCACTTGCTATTAAATGAAAGTTTGTACCGATATTAGCTGCATCTGATTCTATCTCTTTTGTTCTAGCTTTTACCGCATCTTCTAATTGTTGAATCATATCAACTGGTTGTCCTTGTTTTTTTAATGTTTGTCTCAATGCTTCAAAAACTACATTTTGTTTCCAGAACATAAGACCACCACCAGCAAATCTTTTGCCTATGGTTGATGTAACACCTTTTTTTGGTTCTCCATTAACTTTGTATCTTTGATACTTTGCCTTTGGATCAAACTCAATAAGATTATTGTGTATATCTGTTGTTTTTGTAATTGACATTATTTTCTCCTTTGTTTTGTTTAAAGTATTTGAATATATGTTTTTCGTCTATATCAAGATATTGACATATACTCATGATGTTGAAACTAGGTGTTTGATTGACACCTCTCTCATATTTTTGGATTTGCTGGAAGGTAACGTTTAAATGATCTGCAATTTGTTTTTGAGTTTTCTTTTTAACTAATCTTGCAAATTTTAATCTATTACCAACAATTTTGTAATACATTATTTTTCTTTTAGCTTGGCTT